CAAAACCTAAAACAACTAGCAAAGCATATTTTGCAACCAGTAAGAAATATGTTTGGTCCTGTTGTTATTACATCAGGGTATCGTTCTCCAGAGTTATGTGTAAACATAGGTAGTTCTATGAAAAGTCAACATACAAAAGGTGAAGCTGCAGACTTTGAAGTAATAGGCATATCAAATATGAAAGTTGCAAAGTGGATTAAAGACAACTTACAGTTTGACCAGTTAATATTAGAGTGTTACGAGGGTGGCAATACAGGTTGGATTCATTGTAGTTATACAGAAGAACCTAGACTTGATGTGCTTACTTATGATAGAAAGAATAAATACAGACATGGATTGATAGATGGTAGCAAAAAGATTTCAGAATCCTAAAGGTGGTTTAAATGCTGCTGGTAGAGCCTTTTTTAAACGTACTGAGGGAGCTAATTTAAAAAGACCACTAAAGACAGGCACAAGTCCTAGAAGGGTTAGTTTTGCGGCACGATTTGCTGGTATGAAAGGTCCTATGAAAGATGAAAAAGGTAGACCAACTCGTAAAGCATTAGCATTGAAAGCGTGGGGGTTTGGTTCTGTTGAAGCTGCTAGAAACTTTGCAAGGAGACATAAAAAGAAATGAGAAGGCAAGTAAAAAAAGTAATCAAAGGGTTGGAAAAAGCAAGTAAATCACATAAGAAACAAGCACAAACCCTTAAAAAAGCATTGAAAACAAAAAAGAAAAAATAGTGTTTCACTCATTCATTATTGTTTGTTTTTTTAATACTTCTTTTTGTATGTTGTTTGAGGATGTAAAAGGTCCATATCCTACAGCTCAACAATGTAAAGAAAACAATGAGTTACTACGATTAAACGCTGCAAAGTTTTTTAAGAATTATTTTATTGCAGATGAAAAATGTATTGTTTTAAAAAAAGATACCATGACATAGTTACATAAGTTGAATGACATAACCATCTTTTGTTTTGCTAGAACGATACTTTCTTTGTTTTGTAAGCAAACTTCTTCTACAATTATCAGAGTCTTTTTGATTATCAAAAACAATCTTATCACCATATTTTAAATCGTCTAACATATTCCATTTATGTCTTACTTTTGGTAAACATTTTATCAATATCTGTCCGCATTTTGTGCATTTCATTCATACAATCCTTTTCTTTTGAATGACACAGAACTTGACCAAGTGCATTTACAACCCATCCACCATAACTAATAATATGATTTTGTTTGCAAAACACACATTGGACAGTTCGTGTATCTTCTACAATTTTCTTTTTTTTTCTAGCCATTAAAAGGGTATGTCATCCCCTAAAGATTCAGCTAGTTTTTTAAGACCTTGTTGTTTGACATCTTTTGCAAGGCTATCTGTGCCTTTGCTATGCCCTATGACTTCCGATATAACAACATCAAACCCTTCATGGTTGTTATGAAATACCTTTACAGAGTAATTTTTATCACCACTTAAAAAAACATCCCCAGGTTTGTTATCAGCAAAAGGTTTCCATTTACTATTTTGATATGGCACATTACCTGTTGTATTATATTTATTTGGAAACACTTTAATTGTTGTAATTCGTTCATATTTTTTATCCATTACTTATCTCCTGTAATTTAATTTCTATTTTATGTTTTAAATACTTACCTAACACATCATTTTCTTCTGATTTAATTTTTTGAAACCAATCTTTATAAGGTTGTTTTTGATACAAATGTTGTAATGCAGAGGGAATGGATTTTGTATTAAGTTCTGAAATAAATTGTGTAAGATTTACCTTATCTTCGTTGGATAAAGATTTTAAATCAATTCCATCAGGTAAATCCTTTAACAATGGTTCAGGAGAGTTTGCTTTGATTTGGGGTTTTGGGGTTTGTGCAGAACTCTCCTGACTCTTTACCTCTCTTCGAGGTATCTCTTTAATCGCTTCTGTTTTTCTAACAACAGCATCCATTTCATTAGCACTAGCATATTCGCCACCTGCTAAACCCAGACTTGCTAATGCTCTTCCTATGCTAGAGGTTTCTGCATTTTCAAGTGCTGATGTAGTGTTTACATGCCCTTGCCCTCGTATTTCTTCTGCCATACCTGACCCAATGACATGCCCATTTTCGTTTGTAATAATTGCTTTTATCACAACTCTCGTGCCATCATCAACAAGTATTTCAGTATTTACACCAAATGCTGTGCCATGTTCTCGTCTAAACGCTTCCATTCTGTGAACAACTTGCGTATAAAGTTTGCCACCTCTTTGTCTAACGCCATGTGATTCATGCAGCTTTGCAACTGCATCCATTGTTTGTTTTAAATCAGTCATTAATAAACCCCTGTTTTTTTTGTTGATAATCATAATGTTTTTTGCTCATCATCACTCGTTGATTTCTACCTGAATTGCCTTTCTTTTTCATATCTGTTCTTACAATCAACTCTTTTTCAACAAGTGCTTTAAATCGTGCTGTAACTGTACCATAATTGTATGTGGGCAACTTTGCTAACACCTGGTCTTGTATGCAACCAAAAGGACCAAACCTATCAATAACATCATAAACAATTCTTTCCATACGATTTACATTTAAAGACTC